AGAGTATATGCGTTTACTTTTGAATTTAATAGCATTGATTATTATAAAACCAATCAACCAATCTATCATTACGATAAAAAAGTTGGTCTTCTTTGTGTAGATGAAAGATTCTCTTTGATGGAGTTCTTTACTTCTAAAGTAACTTCTAAAGAACTAGAAACTCAAATGAAAAACATTTGGAGGATTGCATATCAGTTTCGGCATTATGTTGAATATAATGTTCATCCAAAACTTGGTCTGTCTGGAACACCACTTAACGAATCTGTAATCGCACTTAATAAGATTATTCCTTTGGTTAAAAAACAAGAAAATCTTCAAAAAATTCATTGTGTTATTTTGACTGACGGAGAATCAGGTCACCTTCCCTATCACAAAGAGTTTAATCGTAAGTGGGATCAACCAGGAGAATCATATATTGGATCTGCTAGACTTTCTTTCAATAGTTATGTGCGTAGTCGTAAAACTGGAAAAGTGCATGAGGTTCCACAAGAATGGAGTAAGTTTACTGAAACTTTATTGACTTGTGTTAAAGACGAAAACCCAACTGTAAACTTTATTGGTATTCGTATTATTGAACGTGACGTGTCTTCTTTTATTCGCCAATCCACTGGTTGGTATAGTGATGAGTATGACCATGCGATAAAGCAGTGGAAAAAAGAAAAGTGTGTTTCTCTTTCTTCAAATGGTTATACTAAAAAGTTTGGATTTTCCGCATACTTTATGTCTCAAGAAGTTGACTTTAATGTTAAAGAAGATGCAACTAAGACTCAAATCAAAAGTGCATTTATTAAATCACTTAAAGCTAAAAAACTAAATAAAAAAATCCTAGGAGAATTTGTAGAGGTTATTTGCTGATGAGAAATCCAGAAGAAGCATTTACTCGTTGCCCTTATTGTGGGGAATCGAATAGACCTTGTTCTCAAATAACTAGTCTGGCAACGGCATACGCAAGAGATGCTTGTAGAAAAAAATCCTTGGGTGTGCCATTTACATCTCTGTCCACTCTGCCTCCGACTCTGCCCCACTCTGCCCTATACTAACTTCAGTTCAAACAAACACCCCAACCAATGGCACTTTCCACTGATTACGTCCGTACCTCTCTCCAGTCACTTTATGGCGACAAAATTACAGCAGGAGATATTCGTGCTTGGTGTGCTATGAATGGTAGCAACTACCAAACTGTCACTAACAAACTTGTTCAATACAAGGTTAGTCGCGGTAGTTGGGATCTTACCGTTCGGGAACAAATGGAGCAAACCTACCAGTCTATCCCTGCAATTCTTCCCGAACGGGAACTGCAAAATCTTATTCCAACTAAAGATGATACCTTTGTCCGCTTTGGTCATTTCAGCGATATTCGTAAGATTATTCAGTCCAGTCTTTTTTATCCTACGTTTATTACGGGTATGTCTGGTAATGGTAAAACTCTGTCTGTTGAGCAGGCATGTGCTTCTCTAAATAGGGAGATGATTCGAGTGAACATTACCATTGAAACTGATGAAGATGACCTTATTGGTGGATTCCGTCTTGTCAACGGTGAGACCGTTTGGCACAATGGTCCAGTCGTCGAAGCGTTGGAACGCGGTGCGATTCTATTGCTTGACGAGATTGACTTGGCTTCCAACAAGATTCTTTGCCTTCAATCCGTCCTCGAAGGAAAAGGAGTCTTCCTGAAAAAGATTGGTAAGTATGTCCGTCCTGCTGCTGGATTCAATGTATTTGCTACTGCTAACACTAAAGGAAAAGGTTCTGATGATGGACGTTTCATTGGCACTAATGTTCTGAATGAGGCATTCCTTGAGCGATTCCCAGTAACTCTAGAGCAAGAGTATCCTACTCCTGCAACTGAGCAAAAGATCCTTGAAGGTATTGCTTTGGATTTGGGTGTAGAGGATCGTGATTTCTGCAAGCGCCTAGTAGATTGGGCTGACGTTATTCGCAAAACGTTCTATGATGGTGGTATTGATGAGATCATCAGCACTCGTCGTCTAGTCCACATTATCCGTGCCTACAGCATCTTCCAAGATAAAGCAAAGGCAATCCAAGTTTGTGTCAATCGTTTCGATGATGAGACCAAACAATCTTTTATCGAACTATATGACAAGTTTGATGCCGATTTCAAAATGCCTTCTGAAGATCAGCAAAAGCAGTGTCTTGATGACCACAATTTTTCTTGACTCAAATCCATTCTCTTGATATAATCATCTATGACAACATTTGACGAAACCTTCTATCAAAATATTATGAGCTCCAATCAAGACGATCTTATTGGCAACGATTATTTGTTTAACCTAAAAACTGATACAGCAGGTAACTTTGTAATGTCTTACGCTGAAAACAATGATGTTAATATTCCAGAATCTGTGGTTCGTGAATCGACCAATGGGTTTTGGAAATATGAAGAAGATCAAACTCTAAAAGAGATTCAAGATTATATTTCTGGCACTTATAAATCTCACTACACTTCTAAAGAATCTAAAACTCAAACTCTTGATTTGATTGAGAGTATTGGTGATGCCGAACCATTTTGCCGATCAAATGCTATCAAGTATCTTTCGCGTTTTGGCAAAAAGAATGGAAAATCCAAACAGGATATTCTAAAGGCAATCCATTATTGCATTCTACTTTATCACTTCGCTGGTCTTCATAAAAACACTAGCGACTATCCCTATTGATCATTAAACTGCGAGATTCAAGCATGAAACTATCAAACAAAACCGTTTCCATTCTAAAAAACTTTTCCAACATTAATGAATCCATTCTTTTTAAGAAAGGAAACACTCTAAGCACTATTTCTGTTATGCAGAATATTTTTGCTGAAGTTGAAATCGAAGAAGATATTCCTAAAGATTTTGGTATTTACGATCTAGGTCAGTTCTTGCAGACGCTTGACCTGTATCAGTCTCCAGAACTTGATTTTACAAAGGAAGACTTCCTGGTTGTTCGTGAAGGCAAGTCTAAAACCAAATACTTTTTTGCTGATGCAAATGTAATCGTAACACCTCCTGAAGAACCAATCAAAGTACCTGAACAAGACGTAACTTTTAATCTAACAACTGATCAGTTGACTAAGATTCTAAAAGCTGCAACTGTAATGCACCTTCCAGATCTATCAGTTATTGGAGAAGCGGGAGTTGTGAAAATGGTTGCCCGAGACAAGAGGAATGATACTTCAAATGATTACTCGATTGTAGTTGGGGAAACTAATCATACTTTTACTTTTAACTATCGAGTAGAAAATCTTAAGATTCTTCCTGGGTCTTATACTGTGATGATTTCTAAAAAGTTTATCTCTAAGTTTGTTAGTAGTAACCATAAACTATCTTACCTGATTGCTCTCGAACCCGATTCTTCTTTCGATGATTGAACCTCTTTCTAACACTGTCTCTTGGGAAAGAACTATCCATAGTTCTTCCGAAGAGTTTTTTGTAATCGATAACTTTCTGAGACCAGAACATTTTAGGATGTTTAAAAACTCTGTAGAAAGTTTTGAACAACCTTGGAGTTTTATTCCTTCAGTATCTTCAAAATCTGATTACGAGACTACTGGACTTAAAAATGCTTATGGATTCACTTTTGTATATGCTTTAGATGATCATTATTTGCATGAAACAATGGCGGCAACTCCATATGTAGGTGCCTTTAATGAACAAGTAAAAAAATATTTTAAAATGCCATCAAATACTCAAATCCATAGAAGTAATGTTTTTATGACAACTTATCGGGGAGATCAGGTATTATCTTTTACTCCTCATGTAGATACTGT